TCGCTGGTTATCGCGTCATCTACTCGACTCATGATAAACTCCTCGAAGACATCAAAGACAACTACGATTCTAAGCGACATAAAGACCCCGTCGAGTATTGGCTTTTTGGTTATGGCAATAAGAGAAGGACTATATTGTTACTCGATGAGATAGGCGGTCGAGGAGGATCAGGGAACAAGTCTGCTTGGATGGTGTCGAGGACCAATGAGATCATAGGTAAGATCCATGACTACTGGCAAGGTGGTCAGCTCTGTGTACTCATGACAACTAATATTCATCCTCAGCAACTCTTCTCAACTCTTCTTAATCGAGCTAGTGAGGATCGTTTACTTCAGATGCTGACACCGATTCAGATGGTAGGCCAGAGTAGACGAACCGGGCCAGATCGTGCAGCACTCAGAGCAAAGTGGGGTCTAAGATGATTGATGGTCCATATCATTACATGAGCGAGGAGACCAACTATGAAGTGTTTGTAGTTGACTCTAAAGAGACAATCAAAGTTATCTCATCACCATTCCTAGAAGGTTCTGGGCAGTGGATATGGCAAGTAACAACGGGTGATGCAATAGTACACAGCTCTGATTATAGTGAGCAGACAAGCTTTAGAACTCACTATCTAAGTCTCTATTATCAAGCGGTCTTAGCTTCATTCAGACTTAGAGAAGATGGCTCAGTTCCTAGAATAGTTGTGTACATCTGCTTATGAATTGACTATTACTTATGTGTTCAGAGTGAGTCTCAGTCCCCTTGAGAGTTGCTAAAAGCCAGTAGTTTCATATGGGTTCTACTGGCTTTTTTTATGTGTTGACACCATCACAGCTCATGATG